GCACCAAAAGGCGTTTTACTCACATAATCGTCGATGTGGTCACGAAATGCTTTTAAATGGTCCGTGGTTAGATTGCTGTCTGCATAAGTTGGGATTGCGTTCATGGTGGTGGTTTCCTTTGTTAAGTGAAGTGGTAGTGTACAGGGGAAAGGTTAAGATTTCGTTTAGTTAATTTTTTTGCTTCAACAGTTTAAGGGCTATGATTTGCCCTTGTAAAAGGGGGAGATAATAAGCAAGGGGGCTTTGTTTGCTATGGCGGTTTTTCCATAGGTATTTAAAAAAGGATTGGATGTGGCTTTCGATTGTTGGAAATTTTTCTTCGGTTACGTCGATTCTAGCTTGGTAGCTAAAATCTTCCCCCTTATATTTGCCTGTCAAAATAACGTCCGTTTTATAATAGCCACCCTTGAATTGATCGCGGGTTTTTTCTTGGTGAATGTAAAACAAAGTGGCATTGCAAAGATTGATACTCACAGGGGATTTGTGTTCGTAAATTTCGCCTGCCTCTGTGTAGGTGATTTGAGCTTGTAACATGGTGGTTTTCCTTTGTTTGTGTTGTCTTGATAAAGATACAATAGCGCATTCTTTGCGTATTGTCAAGAAGAAAGTGATGGGGAAAGAATCCCCATCTTTTGTTGGTGTGAAGTGGTGGTTTATTTTGTAAGCTCTTTAGGGGCATACTTTGTACAGTATGTAGCGACCGCCCAATAAGGGCGATTTGTTTATTAAAACAATGTGCTTAAACAATGGGGAGCCAACCCGAGCCTCTCTAAAGCCTTCTGGAATATAGTCAACTATAGCATAGTGACGATAAAACCCTATGGGCTTGATATTGTTAGATTCGGGATCTTCTGTCCAATGGCGTGCAGTGATAATCATGGTGGTGTTTCCTTTGTTTGGGATCTTCTGTCCAATGGCGTGCAGTGATAATCATGGTGGTGTTTCCTTTGTTTGTGTGAAGTGGTGTTGTTATTGTTAAATACAGAATAGCGCACTCTTTGCACATTGTCAATAAAAAAAATACATTGAGAGAAAGAAAATTTTAGGGCTTGATTTTGTTAGGGAATGTTATATATATTATATGAAACTGTATTGATAAGGGGGATTTTATGGATGATAAAGATAAGCCTAAGAAAAAGGCAGGACGCCCTAAAGGCTCAAAGGCTTTGACGCCGAAACAAGAGAAGTTTGTTAGAAACATTGTTGCAGGGGTTCCACAAGTCGATGCTTATCGTGATGCTTACGATGTAAAGACTGATAATAAAAACTCACATCGAAGACGTGCTCATGAAGTTGCGCGTGGTAGCAATGTTTCCGCTATGATAGAAGAGCTAAAGGCAAGAGCTGAAAGAAACGTTGTTTGGACTCGCCAGATGGCCGTAGAGGCACTGTTAGAGGCAGCTGATATAGCTAGGGTCCAAAAACACTCACAAGGCATGACAGGGGCTTTAAAAGAGCTTAACGCCATGTATGGGTATAATGAGGCCACAAAGATCAACATTGGAGGGCAGAAAGACAACCCTATCGTTATAGCTCAGGAAGAGAAAGACCTCTAACTTGTACAAGATGGATTTCAAGTGGACAGAGAAGCAAAAACAGGCACTTAGCTTGTTATCCAGCAATGCAAAGCACGTGATGCTTTATGGCGGCAGTCGCTCTGGTAAGACGTTCCTCTTGACGCATGTGGTCTTTTTGCGGGCCCTGAAGTATGACAACACCCGTCACGCGATCATCAGACAGACACAGACAGCGGCAAGGCGTTCGTTGTGGCTTGGTACTGTTCAGGACGTTATCTCTAGCCGATACGCTAACGCTGGCCTGAAAATCAATAAGACAGAGATGACCATTACCTTTGAAAACGGTTCAATGATTGAGATCATGGGCGTTGACGAGGGTGCAAAGGAAAAGATGCTGGGCAATGAGTATACCACCATCTATTTCAACGAATGTTCGGAGATGATGTTTAGCACTGTCTCTTTCATGTATTCACGGCTAAGCCAAAAGAGCGCGGCAAAGAACAAATTCTTTTATGACCAGAACCCGCCGCATGTGTCGCACTGGTCCTTTCCTATGTTCGTGCAGGGAATAAATTTCTATACCAAAGAGAAGCATGCCAGCCCGCAAGACTACGTTTCTCTGGTCCTTAACCCTGCCGATAATGTGGACAATATATCTGAAGACTACATCCAGCAGTTAATGGAGAACATGAATGAACAGCAAAAACAACGCTTTATCTTTGGCCATTTTGCAACAGACCCAGATGAAAAGACAGTGTTCACCAATTGGGGGATACAAAAGTTTGATACGGATCCCGATGCTGTCTTTCAGTTTGGGGCTGATTTTGGGTTTAGTGTAGACCCAACAGTCCTGATACGCTGTTACCTGAAAGAGCGCACATTATATATAGATCAAGAGCTGGTGCTTAAACAGTGTGAGACGATAGACTTGCCGAAGATGTTCCTAAGCATACCAGATAGCCAGCGATACATTATTGTGGCAGATTCATCACGTCCTGAGACGATAAGCCACATGCGCCGGCATGGGTTTCCCAAGATGATGCCTAGTCTCAAGGGTAAGAACAGCGTTCTTGAGGGAATAGAATTGCTAAAGGGATACAAGATAGTGATTCACCCTGATTGCACGGAAACCATCAATGAAATATCCATGTATAGCTATGCAACGGATAAGGACAGCGGGAAGGTGTTGCCTGAGATTGAGAAAGGGCAGCAGGATCATTGCCTTGACGCTTTAAGGTATGCGTGCGAAGGATTCAGTAAGGTGGCATCCCGTCGGATGCAGTATGCAGCCCCCAGCAGAAGGATGATGGTGTAATGGCCAGATTAAAAGATGATGATGTTATTGGTATTATCCAGTCATATTGGGGGGATATTGGGCAATATAGTACCGAGCTTTCTAGAGAGAGAACGCAGGGCATTAAGTATTATAACCGTGATTTGTTTGGGGGTGAAAGAGAAGGTTGGAGTCAGTTTGTATCCTCTGATGTCTTTGATGCGGTGGAATGGACCTTAGCGGAATGCATGGATATATACTTTAGTACATCTCCCATTGGATCGTTTGTTGCTGAGAACATGAACGATATACAGGCGGCAGAGCAAGAAACGAAGATGGTGAAAAACATCATTGAGGAACAGAACGATGGGTTCTTGTTGTTCTATACGTGGTTAAAGGATGCTTTGATTCAAAAGAATGGGATTATCAAGGTTTACTGGGATGATGTGGTAAATAAGGAACGTGAGACGTACAAGATGCAATCGTTTCAGGCCTTTTCGTCTTTAATGAATGACAAGGATGTGGAGGTTAAAGCGGCCACGGCGTTTCTTGGTGAGCAAGAGTTGTCTATTGATGAGATTCAGAGTATGCCGCCTGAAATGGCGATGATGGCGCGGTTTGATGTGGATTGTGTCAGAAAGAGCGATGTTTCGCAGGTTCGCATTGAATGTATACAGCCTGAAAACTTTTATGTGGATAAGACGCATTCCAGTTTGAATCTTGATGATGCTATGTTTGTGGCTGAGCGTGTGTTTGCGCGTCGCTCTGATTTGGTGGCGGCTGGCTATAGTTTAGAGAAGATTGAACGTGTGCCTAAGACAACGATTCTGTTTAATTCTCAGGAAGAAAGGGCGAGGGATTCGGACCGTTTAAATTCGTTTCAGAATGTTGGTGCGGGTGATAAGGGCACGTTTACGGATCGCGTTGAGATTATGGAGGTATACTTTCGGGCAGATGCTAAGAACAATGGGGATATGCGGTTATATCGTGCCATTGTTGGTGGAACGTTTGGCTCTGGGCAAACTGGGAATGGTGTGACTGTGGTGTTGGAATGCGAGGAGGCGGATTCGGTTCCTTACTGTGCATTGTCACCAAACATTGTGCCTCACAGGTTTTGGGGTATTTCCAAGTATGACGAGATTGGGGACATTCAGCGGTATAAGAGTACCTTGTTGCGTGGCACGTTGAACAACATGATGCAGCACAATTCGCCTGTAACGGTGGTGCCTGATACGACGGGTGTGGATACAAAGAT